TACTCATCATACTACGCCAAAAGGTAAAGTGATTGTAGATAGTTTGAAGGAGGTAAACTAATGGACTGGATATTCAATGATGGTGGACGAAAGAAAGCAGGCTATCTAGGTAGCGCAGGAGATTGTGTCAGCCGTGCAATAGCTATAGCAGCTGGCCTAGATTATGAACAAGTTTACCAGGCCCTGGCAGAAGGCAATGCAACAGAGCGTAAAGGTAATCGTAAACGATCAGCCAGGAACGGCATCCACACAAAACGTAAATGGTTTAAAGATTACATGGTTAGCCTGGGCTTTACCTGGGTACCCACAATGCAGATAGGATCTGGCTGCAAGGTACATTTGAAAGCTGAAGAGTTACCAGCTGGCAGGCTTGTATGTAATGTAAGCAGGCACCTTTGTGCAGTTATCGATGGTGTATTGCATGACACATATGATTGCAGCAGGGAAGGCAAACGGTGTGTTTATGGGTACTGGATATATACAGGAACAAATAAATTATGATTTGCAAAACCAGATTAAATAAGTATATTAAAAGTAAATGACACGAACAAGGGAGAAACAAAATGCATAAAGAAATAGTAGCAAGCCTCAGAGTATCGACTACTGAGCAGACAGTTGAAAACCAGAAGCATCAGATTGAGAAAGCATTTCCTGGTGCAAAGGTTCACTGGTTCATAGAAGAAGGTGTATCAGGTAAGACACCAAACGCAGAACGTCCTGAGTTTATCAGGGCCACAAAGTTATCAAAGAAACTTAACATCCCTTTAGTAGCTGCGAACCTGTCCAGGTTTGGACGTGACCTGGCTGAGATATCTACCTGGTACCGTGACAATGTAATGTCAGGCCAGGTGCAGATGATTGCATTAGACCAGCCAAACTTAGAACCTGAAACAGCTGGTATACATTTTACCATACAACAGATGGAACGTATCAAGATAAGCCAGCGTACCAAGGCAGCACATGACAGGCAAAAGGCTGAGATAAAAGAGCAAGGTTACTTTATCTCCAGGGCAGGCAAGAAAGTATACAGCTTGGGTAATCCAAACCAGGCTGCATCAGATGCAGGCAATGCATCTATCAAAGCAAGAGCAGATAAGTTTGCAAACAAAATCCTACCAGTAATCAAAGACCAGCTGGGCCAGGGTAAAACTATGAAAGAGGTTGCAGCTTATCTTAATCAGGAAGGATATCAGACTGCAAGAGGCGGTGACTGGTATGCATCAACAGTATCAAATGCACTGAGGAGGGCAGCATGATTGATTTAATTAAAGATTGGACAGCCAAAGACTGGCTGTCTTTTATACTCCAGCTGATTGCAGCTGGGGTAGTTGTTGTATTTATCTGGGCAGCAATCTGGGTAGGTTGTGCGCTGAATGATAAATGCTATTGCGATAACACAATGGGAGATCCGATATGCCAGACGTTAAAGTAACAGGTAAAAAAACTATCACAGGAAAAGAGTTAGGTGCATCTGAAATGCCAGCTGTATTGCTGCACAAAGATGCATATGGAAATACCAGGCAAGATAAACTGGATGAACACAAACGTGCAGTTGCTGGTGTCGAGGTGATAGACCAGAAAGCATTTAACAAGAATGCGCTGCTGCGAGGTACGTATCTTGAACACGCCATTGTTCCCTGGTGGCTAGAAACACTGAAGGAAGATGGCATGGAATGCCAGGCAACAGAACCTGAAAAAGCATTTAGGTTAGAAGAAGAAAAGCTAGGTGCAACATTGGATAGGATACTGAAGGTACCAGCCAAGTGTGAGTTAGTTATCAATGACATTGTTGTAAAAGGTAAAGGTGTTCTGGAGGTCAAGACAGATTTCTACCACACTGGTAAATGTAAACCAGACTGGATGATACAAGTACACCAGCAAATGATGTGTGCAGATTTACCATGGGCTGTTGTCCTGGTGATGACGCAGCAAGGCAAGCTGGTAACTTACGCATTCAAACGTGACATGAAACTTTGTAATCAAATACTCCAGGCAGCAAGGGAGTTCTGGGATCTGTTGGAAAAGGATAAAGATTATCCACCAGCTGCACCAGCTAAAGAAGAGAAGCTGAAGGTTGTGACTGTTGAAGGTAAGCAAGGTGATAACCTTGACCTGGAGGTAGTTGCTACTGACTGCATGAAAGCAAAAGCTGAGAGCAAGCACTGGTCAAAGATTGCAAAAGATAATCAACAGATACTTGAGTTACACATGGATAGTATAGGTGCTGACGTGATGAACGTAGGCAGCTATCAAATCAAATCAGTTACAACACAGAAACCTAAGAGAACGATGGTGGATGTACCTGGTCAATTTATAGATAGTACATCGTTCTCAATCAAGGAGGTTACCAATGAGTAATATAATTAAGAGGCAGATACTTGAGCCAACAAATTTAAAAGAGGCACAAGAGTTTGCAACAACATTATCAAAGTCTGGCCTGGTTCCAAAAGATTTCCAAGGTAAACCAGCGAACATACTAGTAGCTGTGCAATGGGGATATGAGATAGGCCTTGCACCAATGCAGGCCCTACAAAACATTGCAGTCATAAATGGTAGGCCATCTCTGTGGGGAGATAGTTTACTTGCTCTGGTAAAACAGCATAAGAATTTTGCTGGATGCAGAGAATGGATGGAAGGCACGATTGCTTTCTGTGAAATAAAAAGAATGCTGAACAATGGAGAGGTGGAAGCAACGCTTGCACAGTTTAGTGAGGCTGATGCACAGAAGGCAGGCTTGTTAAATAAGCAAGGGCCATGGAGGCAGTATCCAAAACGTATGATGCAGCTAAGAGCAAGAGGCTTTGCTATCCGTGATGCTTTCCCTGATGCTATCAAAGGTTTGATTACAGCAGAAGAAGCTATGGATTACCCACCTGAAAAAGATATAACCCCTCAGGATGGCGTAGAACAGGCACCAAAGCTGTCTAATGTACAATCTACCACGCAGCTGACAGAGGCCCTTGAGAAGGCTTCTATGAGCCAGGAAGAGGCACATCAAGATGCGGTTAATGATTTCCAGGCTGAACAGCAGGAACAGCAGGAGGACATACCAGGAATGCCATTGCATATTCCAAATGGTGATGATGATGCCAAGGTTGAGTACTACAATGTCGAGCAAGACTGGGCCAACAGATACCATGAGTTGCTGCTGGCAATGTATCGTTCAACATATTCATCTCTGACACCACAAGTTAAAAGAACCAAGATGAAAGAGTTAAAAGAAATGAACAAAGATGTCCTGGCTAACTTTGATGACAAGCAGCTGGCTGAAGAGTTGGAAACCAAAAGGCTTGAATGGAACAAGAGCCTAAGTATTATGGCAAGGGAGAACCCAGATGGATAGTAAACAAAGAATAGGTTTAACACCTAGACAACAACAGGTACTAGCTTTCCTGGTAGCCTATCAAAAAAGTTCTGGAGTATATCCAACAGTCAGAGAGATATGCAAAGGTAAGATAGATGGCAAGCAAGCAATGCCAAAGATGGCAGCACAATCTAATGTTCATAGAATATTAAACTGCCTTGCCAGGAAAGGTTATATTCTCAAAGAGATTAATAGTCCAAGAGGTATAGCTGTTATATAAGTTCAAAGTGGGGAGCGTCTATAAATGGTCGCTTCCCTTCCTTCCTTCTGATATCAATGTATGAGTTCATAGCCTCTTCCATTGTACCATCCCAATCCCTGATATCTGGAACCGTCCAGGCTGCACCCCAACGAATACCTGTACCAAGTTCAATGCCAGCAATCTTGAATGCTTCAGCAATGTCATCGTATAGGTTTACCTCCCAAGATATTCTAGGCCCAACATAAGCAACAACATCTACAGCTTGTCCTGTGATATGTAAGCTGTTCATTGTCTGTGATGCACCAGCATCTACCAATGCACGTTGCTCTTCAACAGTACGCAGCCCACACGTTACACCAAAATCAATCTTTGTATATTCAATAGCTAGTTCTGTTACGGCTCTCATGGCATCATCGACACCATTTAGTCTAGCCATACTTCGTTCTGAAAGTTTGAACATTATCTCCTCCATTCATTGTTGCCAATCCATTTGACATAGCCATGCCAGTCATAGTTCTTTTACGTCTATCAGCTATTGTCTTTTTATTTTTCTCCATGATCCCACGCATCTGCTGCGCTCCAGCTGCTGATGGCTTGAACATAAATGCCAATGCTTGAGCAAAGGCCTGGTCATCTCTCACTGCCATTATGTTTTCCTCCTAAATAAATCACCGTCTGCTTTCTTCACTGTTGCTTTACCTTTGGCATGAGCCTTCAATCTAGCAACAGAACCGCTGGAATAATACGCCCCCAAACCTCTCTTATAAATTTTGTTTGCTCTATCAGCCCCAAACATTTTTTTATATTTCTCTGGTGCTGCCATTATCCCTTTGCCCTTTCTCTGCTAATTCTGTCGTAATCAGCTGGTGACAGCTTTGACATTTTATATAATCGTCTAGTACGCCTTATCTCTTTTGCACGTTTAGACTTTTTCTTTGCACCAGCAAGATACTTAGCAGGGATATCTTTATACTGGTCATCCTTCTTAACTTTTTTAAATCTACTCATACCTGGCCTCCACCTCTGTCAGTGCAGCTGTGTAACAATCATCCTGGTAACCAGGCCAAGTCATGTTAGTTTCTATGCACAATCTTTTATAATGATTAGCCAGCACCCTTGCATCTCTTTGACATACCTCTGCATACATAGCTGATTGCTGTGCTGGTGTAGGTACTTTCTCTTGTGGTTGCAGTGCTATCATTTTATTTTTTTAGTATCTGTTTTCTTTGCCTTGTCAAAGCTACGCATTCCTCCAATGCCTAACATTCCAAACATCAATGGCATCATCACTGACATATCAGCTTGTGGTATCATAACACCAAAGCCAGCACAGATAGGTGCCACCATATAATTTATACCTAGGGATAGGCCTGAAATCCAACCGATGAGGGGCCTCCACGATGACTGAAACCAGTTACCTTTTGCATCAGCTTTCAATACATCTATCTGAGCCAGGGCTAGTTCATGCGCTTGCTTCTCTGCCATGGTTGCAATCTCATGGGCCAGCTTATTCTTTTGGTCTTTATCTTCTATAAACTTATCAAGCAAACCAGTTACTGGGCCTACTAGATTTCCTAACATACTTAACATAGTTTACCTCCTACTTAACCTTATCAATAATCTAGGTTTTATCCATGATTATTTTATTTAT